AGCGTTAGGCGTCTGCGCGTTCCACAGCCGCTTCATCTCCGCATTCAGTGCGCGGTCAGCGCGGCAGTCCTCGCTGGTGCGCCCGGTGCAGTCCACGGCCGGCCCCTTGTGGAAGCAGTCCCAGCAGGCGTAGTAAGCCGGGCCTTGCAGCGGTGTAGCGCCGGCCTTGGTGGCTCGTGCCCACTTGCCCACAAGCTGCGGCGCCGTCTCGTTGCCGGTTGTCTCCATCGCAATCGGCATCTGCGGCTTCATGTTGTAGCTGCCGCAGGCCGGGCACGGGGCCATCGGCTGGCCGTACACCCACTCTGCGCGCTTCGCCGGGTCTTTCAGCATGTTCAGCATTCGTCGCTCCTCGCGTTCATCCACCAAGACGCCTAACCCCTCGCACCATCCCGAGGCCTAACGGCCCGGGTGTGCTCGAACGTTAGGCCCGCTGCTCACTCGGGCTGTTCCCAGGGCCGCAGCACGTTGCACGTCGGCCCCTTGCCGGCGTTCTTGCGTGCCCTGGCCCACATCTGCGGCGCCAGCGCGGACATGGAGAGCATCTCTCCGCCCTTGATGAGTGTCATCAGCCGCTCGCTTTCTTCCGTGTCGTCGGGGTCTATGGTGTCCAGCACCTTCAGCGCTTCGACGATCCAGCGGCCCAGCGTTTCCATTTGGCCGTGCAGGCGCACTAGCTCGTCGGCGGCTTCATATGCCAAGTCGCCCAGGTCGCCAGCACCAGCGTTGTCGTCGCGTAGGCGCTCCACCAGTCCGCGCTTCGGCACGGCGGGCCTAACCCCTCGCACAAGCAGAGCGCCAACAGGTTCAGTGGCGTTCGCTTCGGTGTCGTTGTTCATGCTGTTGGCTCCTGCTTTGCTCGAACGTTAGGCCCGCAGCCTGTCCGCCACCCGAGTGGCATAGCCGGCAATGTCTACCCACGAATCGTCATAGTGCGGGTCGCCGGCCAGGATGCGGCTGATCTTGTGCGCCACCATTTCCAGCGCCTCCTTCATGTCCGGGTCCAGCGCGCCCCACTTCGGCGTCTGCCGCATCTGCGCTTTCAGCGCCTGCGAGATGCTGGCGTTGTCGGCAAAGGCCCCGTAGCGTGCGCCACGCGCAGCCAGCAGCGGGTCGGCGTGGTGGCCGGGCGCCAGCGGCGCGAATGTCTCTACTCGGTGTTGCTCGTCGGCGGTCATCTGCATGTGGTTCTCCATCATGGGTGCGCTTCGGCCACAGCGGGCCTAACCCCTCGCTCAACCGGAGGCCCAACGGCCGCTGGCGTGTCTGCATTACTGTTCATCGTGTTGGTCCCCGCTTAGCTCGAACGTTAGCCCGCTTGTGGCGCGGCACGGTTTTGCAATGCGCCGGTCAGCGCGGCTGCGGCCATCGCCTGCACAGGCACGCCCAGCGCCACCGAAAGCCGAGCGCACATCACGATACCGGGCTCGCACTTGTCGCCTTCCAGGCCGTGCAAGTGGCTCTTACTGCACCCAGCGGCGTCGGCCACTTCGTCCAGCGTCATGCCCAGCCTGTTGCGGCTGGCCTTCAGCAGTTCACCAAGCGTCATCGTCGTCTTCCCAATGGTGGCACAGGCATGTACACGCCTCGCCGTAGTGGTCCATGCCGTAGCGGATCGCGGCACACTGCACCGAATCACGATCCAGGCAAGAGCAGCCGTAGGTGCCACGCGGCCCGCAGGCATTCGTGCCTTCGTCCGGCAGCGGGCTAACAGGGCAGTCAACCGGAGAGCCAAGGGCTCCCGGCAGTGGTGCGTCTACAGGCATGGTCACGGCCCTTGTCTCCCGGTTACCGCCACGTTATGGCGCAGCGCGTTTTGCGTTGCGTTCCCTCTTGCGAGCCAGCTTTGCCGCGTGCTCTCGTATCGCTTCCACATCCTCCTGGTGCGCCCATAGGTTTGTCACCGGCACCAACCCAGCGGCAATTCGCCGCGCCTTAAGGTCTGCCTGTCGTTCGGCATTTGTCTTGGCTGGGCTCATGCGGCCATCCTCGCAATCGAAATGAGTACATCGCGGAAAGGTATTGGCGTGGCGTTGCGGATCGCGGTCTTGTTCTTCCCGCCCACCATCGCCACCACGCCAATGCGCCTAGCCTTCTCGTAGCCGTAGCGCTCGATCATCCATTCGGGCAAGCGCTGCTCGCCCTTCGTCCAGTTCAGCTCGGGCGGCTTGCCGTATGTGTTCGCCAGCAGCCATGTCGGCTTCCGGCTGGTGTGTCCGTAGTGGCCCTGCTCCACGTAGCACACCCAGTAGCCGCTGCTCGGGTGGCCCATGTCGCTGCGTTGCCAGCCTTTGCCCATCGTCGGCTTCAGCAGGCCGAACATATCCCATGCTTTGCTGTGCGCCGGGTGTTCAAGCACTCCGCCCCAGCGCATCACGGCGCGCAACGCAGACACAAAGCACCCGCCGTCTGCTCCAAGCAGGTACTGGTGAGGCTTGCGCGTACTGCCGTGCCAAAACCTTCCCCAGCGCTGGCATGGCGGGTGCGCCACTACCGGGTGCGGGCCTTCATAGGTGCGTGCATCGCGGGCCTCGTCCCACGGGTCAACGCCCGGCACGCCCACGTAGCATCCCTTCGGTTCCACGTACAGGGCCGCCACAGTGCGTAAGCACTCAACCGGAGCCCCAACGGCAGGCAATGTCTGTTCCATCTTCCTACTCCTGTTCGGGCCGTTGTGGCCCGGTTAACCTGGCGTTATGCAGCGCCAACAGCCAGCGCCGCTTCCATAGCCTCATCAATCACGCGATCAAGCGCGCCGCCGCGAATGCGCTGGGTCCACTCGGTCGGATCGCCGGTCTGCGAGTGTGGCTCCCAGGTTTGCACCCAGGTATGCACCTGCGTGGCGCCCGGTTTGTCAAAGTTGTTGGCACACAGCCAGCGGTAACGCTCGGCGTCCTTGCGTAGCGCCAGCAGTTCGCGCACTACGGCCAGCGTGTCCTTGGCACAGCGGTCAACCAATTGCAGTTCTTCGTCCGTCACCATCTTCGTCCTTTCGTTGCGCGCCACCAGGGCGCTGCATAACACTTCGCTCAAGCGCCGACGCCCAAGGGCGCGGCTTAGCTCAAGCGTTAGGCCCTTGAAGGCGCCCAGCATTCCCAAGAATTGCATTCCGTATCTCGGTGGCAAGCGCCTGATGGCTGTCGCTCAACCAGCCAGGAGGGCGCAGGCACAGTGCGGCGCACCGCTCGCGCTCTGCGGCCACAGCAGCATCAAGCGCCTCTTTGTCATACACCGGCCCCCACTCGCTTTGCGTGCTGTAGCTTGGCACCCGCTTGCGGAAAATCCAGCTATCAAGCCAGCGCCACCCGCAGGGCCTAACCCCTCGCACAAGCAGAGCGCCAACAGGTTCGGTGGCGTTCGCTTTGGTAGCGTTGTTCATGCTGTTGGCTCCTGCTTTGCTCGAACGTTAGGTCGCACGCGGCGGGCGCAGCTTGTGCGCCTTCAGCAGTGCGGCTTCGATCAACTCCGCAGGCGTTTCCGGCTGCTCTGCCATCCACTGCACCAGCCATTCCGGCAGGCGCAGCGGCACGTTTACCCGGCGCAGGCCGGGCGGGGCCGGCGGGCGTCCGCCTTTGCTCTTGTCGTTGCTCATGTAAACGTACTCTCCAATTCGCGGGTCCAGTGCAATGCCGCCCCAACCTTCATGGGTGAGGGCCATCAAACCAGCGGGTTGTGCAGGTGTTCCAGTCAAAGCCGTTCCATGTTGTGTGCCGCACTTTGCCGCATCTGCACCGTTGCTCAAAAGCAATCCCGTACCTGTTCCACTTCAGCGGCTCCCACTTGTGTCGGTGCAGCAGGGTCAGCAGGCGCTTAACAGGGCTTCCGCCCTGGCGCTCAATCGCGCCCGACATAAAGGGCCTCAAGGGTTTTGTCGGCCTGGGGCCGCTGAGCCCACAGCACGTCCATGCGCGCGAAGGCCAGGGCCTGGGTGCCGTAGCCGATGCCGGCATCGGCCACGCCGTCAACAGTGACGACCCAGCGGTTTTGGTTGTTGACGACGATGGTACGGGTGTTGAGTTGCATTTTGTTTGCTCCGGGTTGCGTGTTGCGATGTAGTTAATGTAGCGCAGCAACAGCCAGCGTCAACAACTATTTTGTAACACGCAAACATGGTCACGCTTCGGCACCAGCGCCCTAACCCCTCGCTCAAGCCGCGCCCGCACGGCGGGCCGGCTTAGCTCGAACGTTGGGCCGCAGGTTCAATCAGTACCGCTGCTCGAACTGCTGCTGTCACTGCTGCTACTGCTGTAGCTTTCGCTCGAACTGCTGTAGCTGCTTCCGCTGTCATAGCTAGGGCTGGGCGCCGGAGGCTCCCATGAGCTTGTCGCGCCGCCGCCGCCAAAATCGCCGCCGCGTCCGCTGCTGAAAGAATCAGGTTCGCGGCTGCACGCTTGTGCGGGCGCTGGGGTCGGTGAACTGCTGTGCATCAGCGAGTTCAACAACATGGCGTTCATCAAGTCGCTGCTGGTGTCTTGCACTGGTGCAGGCGCGGGGCTTGGCGCGGCTTGCATCGTGTACGCACGGCGCTGCGGCAGTGGCGTGGCAACGGGCGTGGGCATCGGCCGTGGCGGCACATGCCCTCTGTACGGGGTGGCGCGCACAAAAGCGGCGGTCGTAGGTTGCGGCTTCTTCTTCAGCCGCAGGGCAATCAACAGTCGGTCAATCATCTTTCGTCCCTTCTGGGCGCTGCGGCCCAACACTTCGCACAAGCGGACCGCGGCACAGCCTCAGCCCTCCGTCACGGCCGCAAGCGCGGCCCGCTTTCCTCAAGCGTTAGGCGTCTGCGCGTTCCACAGCCGCTTCATCTCCGCATTCAGTGCGCGGTCAGCGCGGCAGTCCTCGCTGGTGCGCCCGGTGCAGTCCACGGCCGGCCCCTTGTGGAAGCAGTCCCAGCAGCAGTAGTACGCCGGGCCCTGCAGTGGCGTGGCGCCGGCCTTTGTGGCTCGCGCCCACTTGCCCACAAGCTGCGGCGCCGTCTCGTTGCCGGTTGTCTCCATCGCAATCGGCATCTGCGGCTTCATGTTGTAGCTGCCGCACTTCGGGCACGGGGCCATCGGCTGGCCGTACACCCACTCTGCGCGCTTCGCCGGGTCTTTCAGCATGTTCAGCATTCGTCGCTCCTGCGTTCATCCACCAAGACGCCTAACCCCGCCACTCAAGCGGACCCGCCAACGGCGGGCCGCTTACCGGCAACGTTAGGCCCCAATACACCAGCGCAGAGAAAGCAGCTCCGCTTCCTCGGGCCGGTGCGGTGTTGTTGCTTCCGCAATGGCGCGGCGCAGTTCGTCCAGTTCCTGCTGCTCATCGGTGTTCTCGCCTTCCAGCGTGCTCAAAAGGCTGTCGCACTGCACAAGCAGTCTGGTGAGCACCGCGCTATTCATCGCAACCGCGTGCGCCGCAAAGTCCCGCATGTCCCCTGCGTCCCACAGGCGCTCGTTTGTGCCGCCTACTGGCGCCATGCTGCTGCATCGCTGTGTCGCGTGGTCATACCACATGCGCGGCTCCGGCAAGGGGCCTAACTGGTCGCACAAGTCCGCGGCCCCACGGCCGTCTGCGTCTGTTGTCATGGTTGCTCCTGTTCGGGCCGCGTGGCCCGGCTTTGCTTTGCGTTATGCAGCACCCAATACCGGGCGCGGCGCCATCGCGGCATCAATCACGCCATCAAACTGCTCGACAGACCGAACGTACACAGCGCTCAGGTCTAGCCCCAGCCCTTGGGCGGTGTACATGCGGCACAGCACATCGTGGCGCTGCCGCAGCCATCGGTAGCGCTCGGCGTCCTTGCGCAGCGCAGCCATTTCATCCAGCGCGGCTAGCGTGTCGTTCGCGTGGCCTTGCTCTGCCAGCAGGCGGTTTGCCCGGATCACTCTGCGGATGTTCATGCTTTCGTGCTTCATGTCCTTCTTTCGTTGTGCGCCACCAGGCGCTGCACAACCCCTCGCACAAGGCCGACCGCCTACGGCGTCGGCTTTGCTCGAACGTTAGGCTGGCCGTGGCTCAACCACAATCGTGCGCGCAGATGGATCGTCACTCGGCCCAATCTCTTGCAGCACGGCAATACGTACAGGGTGGCAAATTACCGCCGCAAGCTCTGGCCCTATTTCGTGTTCAATGGCGTGTGCCTCGCTCCACGTATACCCCAGCTTGCCAGCGATGATTGGCAACTCAAGTTCACCTGGCGACCACCCAGGAACAACGACACTGCACAAGCTCTTGTCTCGCAAAAGAAGTACACCCTTCGCAGCCTCAAAGCACTTGCTGCAATAGATGTACTCAGTCACAAACGAACCGCGTTGGCTCATGGCTCTCTCCTGTCTCGTAGCTTCGGAACCGCCAGCCTAACCCCTCGCCCAAGCCGAGCCCCAAAGGCTGGCCGTTTTCAGTGGCGCTCATCGTGTTCCTTCCTGGGCCTAACGGCCCGGGTGTGCTCGAACGTTAGGCCGCACTCCGCAACTTCCGCCCAATCCCGCCAGCCGCCTGCGCCATCTCGCGCTGCATGTTGCCCAGCAGGATGAAGGCGAACCACCTGGCCCGCGGCCCGTTGCCGATGCTGTCGCGCCGGTGGCCGGATCCGCCGCAGGTGCCGCACACGCGCATGGTCTCGTTCAGGTAGCCGCTGCCCTCGCTGCCGGTGCCCCAGCAGGTGTGGCAGGTCGGGTCCAGCAGCACGTCCAGCACCCGGTGGGCCAGGCGCTCCAGCACTTCTGGCGGCTCCCTGAAGCGCTCCTTCTCGGCCATGGCCACGGTGTAGTCCAGCAGCGCCTGGCGCGCGGGCCTGACGGTCTTCAGGTCCATCAGCACCAGCATGCTTTCGGACACAGCGCGGCGCTTTGCGATGCGGCGCAGGTTCGCGGCGTCGGCCCGGAGCGTGACCGGGTCGGAGCGCATCGGGAAGCGCCAGGCGTCCGCGCGCTTTTCCAGGGCTGCAGCTGCCTTCAGGTAGCGCGGCATCTCCTGGTCCACGCGCATCAGCGCGGCCCTGGCGGTGTCGAACTCGCTGTGCAGGCGCAGCAGCAGCACGCCCAGGTCGTGCCCGCCCGCGGGGCCGGCCACCATGCCGGCGGCCATGATCATGTCGGCGTCGGTGCGCTTCTCCTGCACGCGCAGGTTGCTGGTGTGTGTGGCCAGGCCGTAGCTCTCGCCGACGGTGACGCGGGTGTCTTCGACGGTCATGCAATTCCCCGAACAGCTGGCTTCGTGGGCCGTGGCTTCGGCGCGTCGGCGTGCACGTCGGCCAGCAGGATGAGGCCGATGCAGGTGGCCGTGCCGCCGCCGAAAGAGCCGGCGGTGAAGTCCTCCAGCGGCGTGCCCTGCGGAATGCTGGCCTGCGACCGCGCGCACTTGCTGCGCATGGTGCAGGTGCCCGGGGCCGCGCTGCAGCGCGATTGCAGCGGGTCCAGCTTGATGCGGTCGGTGCGGTCGGTCATTTGCCGATGGCCTCCAGGGCTTGCAGTTGCGCCTTGTGGACTAGGCCCAGCTTTCCGCCGAAGCGCTCGCGCCTGGCGCGCAGTGCGTCGGCCGCGGACCTGGCGGGGTCATGCGCGGGGGGTTTCGTCGCGGCCTGCACAGCTGCGGCCACCTTCTCCGGGTCCGGCTTCGCGGTGGGCGCGGCCAGCGCCGGCAGCATGTCCGGGAAGCCCGTGCACATCTTGCGGAACTGCTCGCTGTTCGGCGGGAAGTCCGGCGGCAGGTTGTCCAGCGCGTGTGCGATGGCCTTGGGGCGGTTGCGGAAGACCGGGCCCAGCTGCTCCAGCCAGTCGGCCTTCACGGCGTCCTCGGGGATGCCTTCCCACTTGCGCGTCCAGGCGTCGCCGTAGCGCACCAGAAGCCGCGCAAACAGCTTGTCAACCCACAAGGGGAAGGCCGGTTTCTGGCTCATGGTCGATGGTGTTGCTGCTGTCACGTTGCTCTGCTCCGTAGGGCTTGGCGCCGAAGATGCCGCCGGTCATTCGGAAGGCCTTTTCGCGGGCGGCTCGCTCGCGGGGGCTCTCGGTTGCACCTGGCGGCGGCTGGGCCCGTTCGTGCGGCTTCAGCCACTCGGCCTGCAGGCCCTGAGAGCCGCGGGCGCACCAGGCCCGCAGGAACGCTTCCAGGCTCATGCCAGCCTTCGCGGCTTCCGCAATGGCGCTGCCCAGCACGGTCGGGGTCACGGGGGCCTTCTTGGCCTTGCGTAGGGCCAGCCAGTCGCGCCAAACGGCCTCGTCAACGTCGCCGGGTCGGTCAGGCAGCGCGGCACGCGCGCCCTTCTTCGACAGAGGAGAAGAAGGTTCTTCTCTACTCTCCTCTCCTCTAGGCGTTTTTTGGTGTGACGGGGCGTGACTCGGCGTGACTTGCGCAGGTTCGGCCGCCGCTGGCGCAGCTTGTGCGGCAGCGGCTTCCCGCGCACGCTGATTCCGCTTGCGCTGGGCAGCACCGTCGTCCTCGGGGCGCTCACGCTTGGGCTGACGCTTGTCCCATGCCAGGACTTCGCCGTCCGGCGCGATCAGGTCGCGGGATGCCATCGCGGTGTAGATGGCCTGGCACTTGCCATCGGCTAGGCCCAGCGCGCAGTCCATGGCCTCAAAGTCCGGCACCCCGGGTGAGCCGCGCACTTCCGCCATGCTGGCGGCTTCCAGCAGGCAAGCCCACACGGCCAGCGCTTCCGCAACGGACGCACCAGACCGTGCGGCCACAAGCCGAAACTTGGGGTCGTTGACGCTGCCGTGGTGCCAGCGGAACCAGTCGATGCCACCGGCCATCAGACTGCCTCTGCTGTCGGCTGCTCCGCGTCCATGGCGTCCAAGTCGAAAAGCGACGGCACGGATGCCTCAAGCTCCGCCGCGCGGCAGTAGGCAGCGCCGTCGAAGAAGTACGCCGGGTTCAACTCAGCGGCGCGGCCGCGGCGCCCCAACTTGATCGCCCGGAACGGCACGGTCATCAGGCCGCCGAACGGGTCATAGACCTCTTCGTCTGGCATGGACCATTGCGTGATGGCGCGGTCTGCCAGGTCAAACTGCATCGGGCAAAGGTGCATTTCCTTTCCCTTCGCGGACTGCGCGCCGTTGAGCGTCAGCATCCGCGTGACATCGGTCCAGACCTCGTCGCTCCAGCTTTGCGGCTGCAGCAGCATGAAGGTCACCGGCAACTTGCCGTCGGCCTCCAGCGCCTCGCTGATCTCGACGTGCTTCTCAAAGTCGTAGACGTTGCGCAGCGAGTGGTCGCGGAAGATCTTGTAGATCATGTCGTGCGGCAGGCTCTGCAGCTGCTCAGGCGTCAGCAGCCGGTTGCCAGAAGACCGGGTGAAACCGTGCGCGTCCACCTGCCACCGCGAGCGTGAATAGCCCGTGCCCTTGGCCATCGGCAGGTCGCGGTCAAAAGGCACCATGTTGCCGTCCAAGTCCAGGCTGAACGGCTTCAGTTTCACCACCGGGGTGTCGGCGTAGCTCTTCTCCGTGGACGTGGGCGGCTTGCGAAAGATCAGCAGATACTCGGGCATGCCGACACCCATCTTGCTAGCGTCCTTGCACTGCTCCGTCCAGCCCAGGCGATAGGTCTGGTTGTTCTCTCGCACCACATCCGTGACGATGGTCTTCATGCCCATGTAGGCGAAGCCGTGCTTGGTGTAGTGCTCAATGGTCTTGCAGTGGAACGGGTAGACCGTCTGAAAGCCCAGGCCGGTCATGCCACCGGGCACGATGCGGTCCTTGACGTGGATTGCAGCCAGGCGGCCCGGCGCCAGCACGCGGAACAGTTCCGGCGTCAGGAAATCCATCTGCTGGAAGAAATGCTCGTTCGTGTCGGTGTGGCCGAAGTCCGCGTAGTTCGGGGAGTATTCGTACTGCGTGGAAAAAGGGATGCTGGTCAGCACCAGGCCCACGCTGTCGCTGTCCATGCGCTTGGTTTCATCGACGCAATCGTTGTTGGCGATGGTGAAGCGCTCCCCCTTAATCTCTTGCCGCTCGACGCCCAACTTGCGCGTCAGGTTGTAGGCCATGGCTGCGTGTGACAAACCGAACTCCTTGATGATTTCGGCCATGCGTTGAGTCATGGCGCGGTGCTGATCCCACTTGCGTTCAAGCTGGCGCCGAACCTCGCGTTCAGCCTCGGTGTAGATCAGGTCGATGCGCACCGGCCGCGTCTGAAGGAAACGCTGCAGGCGGTGAATGGCTTGGATCAGGTCGTTGAACTTGAACCCGATGCCCATGAAGATGGCCCAGGCGCAGTGCCGCTGTAGGTTGCAGCCGCTGCCCAGCATCACGGGCTTTGCTGCAAGCTCTGCGCAAGTGCCATCACTGAAGGCCGCGACGGCTTCCTCACGGGCTTCCAGGTCTTGGCTGCCCCACACTGCGGTCAGCGTCGGGATAGCCTTTTGCAGCGCGTGGCGCTCCGCTTCCAGGTCATGCCAAATGACGCGGTGTGCACCAGGCGCCTCGTCGCGCAACTCCAGCACCTTCGCGATGCGGTCCTGAAGGCTCTCGCGCTTCTCGCGGGCGGCTTCCACTAGGCCGATTGCCGACTCCTTGAACATCAAGGCCTGGCCGTAGCTGGTCTCGCCGGCCGCGTCGTGGTCGCTGGCCAGTTCATGCCAGCGCACGTCCAGCGGCGGCAACTCATAGCCCTCATCGCTAAACCCGAGATCGCTGGGCCGCTGCACGAAAAGGCCCCACGATGCGCACCACATCCAGAACTCGCGTTCCTTGTGTGGGTGAATCGTCAACTCGTCGGCCTTCTCGCTGTTGCGCTTGAAGAAACGGGTCTTCGCCTGGCCAACATCCATCACCCCGAGGAAGCTGCTGTAGGCCAGCAGTTCGATGTACTCATTCGGGCTGGGTGTGGCCGTGGCAACGAAACGGTACGGCACCGACTGGCCACGCACACGGGCGTTCAGGTGGTCGCGTCGGTCATCGCCCGCAAACAGAGCCATGAACTCGCGGAAGGTCTTCGTGCCACCGAAACCGCGCAGGCATGCGGCCTCGTCCAAGCTCGCCACCGTGAACTTGCGCGGGTCCAGCTTGCCATCGCGCACGGTCTCGTAGTTCGTGAGATAGATGCCTTCCGGGTCGGTGCACTCTTCAATGCGCCGCACGAAAGACACCTTGATGCCCAGCATGGCCGCATCGCGCACGAACTCCGCGCGCACACCCAGCGGGATGACGATCAAGCCCATGCCGCCGGCCTTGCTGCGCGTGATGCGCACCACCTCCAGCTGAATCACGCTCTTGCCCAGGCCGAAGGCGGCAAAGCAAGCGCGGCGCCCGCCTGCCACCATCCACTGCACCATGGCTGTCTGGTGCGGCTTCAAGATGGGGTTAACTTCCGAGGCCTCGATCTCGAAACCCCAGCTTTCGGCCATGCGGACTTTGGCCTTCAAGAACTCTTGGTAGTCGCTCACGCGGCCGCCCTTTCGTCGCGATTGGTGTTGACGCGCCGAAACTCAAAGAGATTGGCGCTCATATCGTGCAACCCTCGTGAAGCTCTCGCTTGACCTTCAGATAGGCCTCATGCGCAAGGCTTGCTGAGTCAAACACTCCGATGTGGATCGGTATGCGGTTCACCACAATTTCCGCTTTGAACTTTCCGCGGCATCGGTGAGCGCCTAGAAGACCTGTCGTGCTAATTGAGGTGGCTCTGCGCTGGTTCTGTCCATTGATGGACTTGCTGACATCACGCAGGTTTGACCAAGCGTTGTTCTTCCGGTTGCCGTCCTTGTGATCGACAACGCCTTCCGGCCACTGCCCAGTCATCCAATAGAAGGCCAGTCGGTGTGAGTAATGCTGAGTGCCGCGAATGCAAACGGCCAAATAGCCGCGGCCTCGGACTGCGCCAGCTACGTCACCAACAGTTGCACGACTGGTCTTCTGGAGCCAACGGAACACGCCTGTTTCGGGTTCATACGCCAGCAACTCCCGAAGAGTTTCCGGCGTGAGGCTGTCGGCGTTCCGCCGCACCATCCGGCCCTCTGCGGCCCCAACGGAGCCCTCACCGGCCCTCACCGGCCCTCTCCGTCCCTGAGCGCCCCTTCCAGGGATGCCAGGCGAGTGGAGACACTGCCGTACATGGAAGCACGCAACATCCGAACGACGAACTCCGCAACGGAGCGGTCATCCACTGCCGCAAGACGCGACAGGTCCAGCAATTCACGTTCAGTCAGACGCAATTTCAATTCCTCTGTTCTCTTGTCGTCGCGCACGGTCATCCCCGACCCCTTCTTTGTGGTTTCAGCGCAGTGCATAGAAAGAGCCCGACGCGAGCGAACCCGCGCCGGGCTTGAAAACCGCAGCCACGCCACCCAGGGAGGTGAAGCGGCGCTCGTTACGACTGCGGCAGGAGGACCGAATGAGTGAAGACGACTTCTGCTGGGCACAGGAAGCCGTGCGCGCACTCGTCGCGCGCTGCCTGAAGTCGCTCCTGGTGGAGTGGCAGGCGGAATTGAGAAGGTGGGCAAGGTGAGCCATTCAGGCACCCCACAGCACGCGGACGCGAAGCCACTGGATGCGGTCCATGTCCATGCCCAGCGCGGGGTGCGCGCGGCCGTTGGCCCGGTCTTCGTCGTCGCGCTTGAAGGCTTCTTCAACGTCGCGCTTCACGATCAGCTGCGTGCTGGTTTCCAGCGCAGGCCACACCTGCAGGAGCCAGTCGGCGCAGTCGCCCACGATGTAGGTGCTGCGACCCAGGCAATAGCGCACGGCGGCGATCACCATCAACTGCTGGCGGCCGTAGAGGGTGGAAAGGTCGCTCACGCTGCAGCCTTCCGCGAACGCTTGCCAGGAATGGGGAACTGCGCCGTGACCAGTTCGGGCCAGATCAGCCACCAGTCATCGGGGCGCAGGTCGCGGCGGGTTACTTCGCCGTCTGTGGCGCGCTCAACAAGGACGCAAGTCTCTGGCGCGAGCTTCTTGCCTTCCACGTACAGGCAGTTCCGCATGTGGCCGAGAGATGTGCTGCATCGCTGCGCAAACGACTCTCTGGCGTCTTCGTCCGCCAGCGACTTGAGGTAGGTCTTGAGGTCCATTGAACGCATTACACCATTTGGTGTTCGCGCTTGTCAACACCAATCGGTGATGCCTCAGTGCTCTAGTGTTGGTATGGATGACGATGGCGTCGCGCGTGTTGATCGGCTGGTGGCCTGGTGCAAGGCCCACCACCGGGAACACCTGGACGAATCAGGCAAGCCGATCGTTGAGTGGCTTGTCGCGCAGACCGGGAAGAAAGCCTCCTACTGGAGCGACGTTCTCCGCATCCGGTCCTCCGGGAAGTCCTTTGGTGCGCGCGCGGCGCGCGAGGTTGAGGCAAAGCTCAAAATGCCGGACCTGTACCTTGAAGGTGCGGGGTGGCCATTCCAGACGATTGACCAAGAGAGGTTTGATCGGCTGACTGAGCGCCAGAAAGGCCGCGTCGAGCAGGCCGTTGAAGATGTCATCGCAGCCATGGAAGCTGCGTCTGGGAAACAGACCGGCACAGACGGATGATGGGCAACGTCTACACTTTGCCTAACCGTAGGACTGAGCGGAATAACCCACAAGTGGGTGAACCACTTGATCGCGTGGCGTGCATTCGGGGGTGTTGGGGGCTGTTCTCGTGACAACAAAATCACAGACTGGAGCCGTCGCTCTGTGCGCTGCGTTGATGCTGGGCGGCTGCACGACAAGCCCGATGAGCGACATCCGGCGGGCCATCCGCGGGCCGATGCCCATTGATCAAAAGCCGGTGCTTGACCACTCGAAGCCAGGCGCACCAGAGCAGCCGGCCGGGACCGAGTTGGACCCGCGACAGAGCATGGCCAGCGGTGAATCGCTGGAGCCGCCGAAGGCCGCGACGCAACCCAGCGTCATCATGATTGCGCCGCCTCCGAGGCAAGAGCCGCCACCGCCGCCGCGTCGCTCGCCAGTTCCCGCAAACCCTCCGCGCAATCGGTATGGCGACCCTGGCATGGTGACTGCCGAGCTTTACTTCGAGTGGTGGGCCCGGATCAACAAGACCGCCATGCAGGCCGCGAACTGCGGGCTTCGCTCCTTTGAGTGGTTCATCTTCATTCGACAGCACTTGTCAAATGAACTGCCATTCAGGATCGCCGGATCGCGAGAAGGCTCGCGGATGCCCGAGCGATTCGACGCACACATGGAACTGCTGCAGGAATGGGCCGGGCTGGCGATGAAGGCCTATGCCGATGACGTGACGCCTGCAGCTTGCAACCGGCTGGAGTCCAGCGAAAACCTGAAGATCGCTGACTACACCTGGGCGCGGTTCATGAGCCGGATGTGATGCGATGCTGCGATGAGCACTAAGCCAATCTCTGAGGACGACTTGCGTTTCTACCGGCTGAGTCTCAGGATTCAGCTCTTGGAAATGGTGGTGGCCGAACTACTCCACAAGTCCATTCCCACATCTCCATCGAATGACGGGCCATCTCTTCAGGAGTGGCAAACCCAAGTACGAGCTTGGTTCGATCGGCAGACGTTTCCTGAGCATCCGCCTGCCGTGTCTGAACTTCTGGCCGCCGAACAGCGCGAGAACGCCGAGAAGTTCTTAGCGCGCTTGAAGCGGTAGGCCTCTTCACCAGCAGCAACATAGACGCCCCACCAGCCGCCCGCGAGGCGGCTTTTTCTTGCCCGATCCGCGGGCAGCGGTTCCCCGATCTAGGGGGTTTCGCGCATCGTACCAAAATAAACACCGATTGGTGTTGACAGTCAAAACACCGTTTGGTGTAATGCCTCATCGCATCAAGAAACCCAGCCGCCGGCTGACTTGATGCGCGGAGAGGCAAGTGAACGCATCCCACTTGATCGAAGCCAACATCAAGGCGCACACGTCGCAGGGATACACGGCGTGGCACATGGTTGCTGGGGCGCACGAAGCAACCGTCCGCGACCTGGCGGCCGAACTGAACACCCTGAAGGGCATCGGACACACGCCGCAGGCCGGGTGTTTCTTTTCCGAAAAGTTCCTGGGCGAAGCCACGGTGCTGATTGAGTTTGAAGCCGAACCCGCCAGCGGCGACGGCTGGAACGAGCCGCGCCGTGAAGCCGAAGTGCACGTCCTGCAGGTGCTGGTCAACGGCGCCTGGATCGACGCGGACCTGATCGACCCCTCCACGGTGGAGCGCTGGGAAACCGAAATGCTGGAAGCCGCCGACGAGGCGCGCGAGCAGGCCAAGATTGAAGCGGCCGAAGCCCGCGCCGAAGCCCGCCGCGATCTTGAGGTGTTCGCATGAAGCGCGCCAGCGACTTCACCCGCGAACTGGCCACGGGCATCGCGGACCTGAACACCAGGCGCATGCAGCGCGCGGAATCCGCCGTGAACTTGATGTTCAGCATCGTGGGCATGGTGGCCGCCGTGGGCCTGGGCGTGTGGTGGCTGCTGGCCCTGCTGGCTGACTGCGGGGGTGTGACGTGCTGAAGCGACCGTACATCCCCCTGGGCTACACGAAGCAGGGCCGCCTGGTGCCCACGAAGCTGACCGCGCAGCACCTGCAGCTGCAGGTCGACGGCAAGCGCGAGGCGCGAAGCCTGCCCGACTTGCTGCTGGCCAATGGCTGCATGGAAGGCCCGTACCGCCGCACGCGGCCGGCTGTGAACCTGCGCCAACGCATCACCCGAGGCCTGCGCGAGTTGTACGACTTGCTCACCAAGCCTTGCATCGACTGAACACCGAAGGAGAAACATGAACGCACCCCAACGGCTTGAACTGATGGAGCCCGAAGCGCGGGCAACCGCCGCAGTCCTGGACATGCCGCAAGCGCGCCCGCTGACCGTGGTGGAGCACGCAATTCGCTCCGGCGCCACGCCTGAACAACTGCAGTCCTTGCTGGAACTGCAGGTGCGCGCGGACACCCACCAGCTGGACATGATGCGCGAGCGGCGCCGCATGGACGAAGAAGACCGCAAGGCCGCCGCGCTGCTGGCCTTCCGGCGCGACTTCGCGGCCTTCCGCGGCGAGGCCATCGTCATCCCGAAGAACAAGCTGGTGGACCGCGGCCGCGCTGGGTCTTTCATGCAGGCCGAGTTCCACACCTTTGCCGAGCGCCTGTCGCCCGCGCTGTCCAAGCACGGCTTCAGCTTCCGCCACAACCAGGTGTTCGGGTCGAAGCCCTGGACCACTGACGGCGTGACCAATGACGTGCCCTGGGTCTACGTGACCTGCTACCTGGAGCACAAGGACGGCCACAGCGAAACGCTGACCCTGGAAGGCCCGCCCGGTGATGCCGATGCGAACACGCCCGTGCAGAACATGCAGGTGACGGCCAGCGTGCTCAAGCGCCAGTCGCTGGCAGCCATCACCGGCACGGCCACGGGCGGCGAGGACGACGAAAACGCGCTGCGCAAGCGCAGCAAGGCGCCCCAGGATGAAGGCGCCGACCTGACGCCACTGCGCGACATCGGCCAGGCGAAGGCCATGGAAGGCAGCAAGGCGCTGACCGACTGGTGGGGCAGCCTGACCTCGAAGCAGCGCAGTGAGTTGAGTCCCGACTTCAAGGGCTGGCGCCAGTGCGCATCCGTGGCTGACCAGAAGGGAGCCGCAAAGTGAACATCATTTTCCGCTCGCACATGGTGGGCAAGTTGATGACGGAGCCGCGCAGCAAGGCCGAAGGCCCGTTGTCCCAAGGCGCCAAGAGCGCCGTCCGCGACATCGCGGCGCAGCACATCCTGGCCATTGACTTCGAGATCAACGGCAAGGAGTTAGAAAAAGGCGTTGAGTGCGAGCCCGAGTCCATCGCGCTGCTGAACCGCGTGCGCGGCTTGTCGCTGGCCAAGAACACTGAGCGCCGCGTCAAGGATCTGCTGGCCGGCGAGTGCGACCTGTTTGACGTATCGCGCCGCGACGGCTACGACCTGAAGACGGCCTGGAGCGCCGCCACCTTCCCCATCCTGCCCGAAGACATCGGCGGCAGCCAGCGCGCCCTGTACGAGTGGCAGGCTCGCGCCTACATGGCCCTGTGGGATGCCGACCGCTGGCACATCGCCTATGCGTTGGTGAACACGCCCGAGCACCTGATCCGACATGAGCCGGTGACGATGCACTTCTTTGACCACATCCCCGAGCACCTGCGCCTGACGGTGTGGACCATCGAGCGCGATGCGGAGAAGGAAGCCTCGCTGTTCGCAAAGCTGGAGCACGCGCGGAGCTACTACGGCGAAGTGCTGGCCGAGTTCGACCGCACGCACGGCGGCAAGGCGCCCGACCTGGCCATCGGCAATCCGCCCTTCGACCTGCCCGCGGCCGCCGCGAAGCCTGCCGCGAAGGCGGTTGAGCTGGCCGAGCCCAACTTCTGAGGCGCACATGAGCACCGAAAACCAAAGCGCAGAAATGCGCCTGCAGGCCATCAAGCAGCGCCGCGCCGAAATCCGCGCCGACCTGACCGCCAGCAAGCACGCCTACGTGTCCGAAGGCATCGAGCGCCCGCACGTGGAGCGCACTGCCCTGGAGGCCGAGGACGCGCAACTGGCCCTGGAAGCCATCCGCATCGGCAGCGACGTGATCAAGGCCAAGGCCTTCCGCCGCATGGCGCAGAACGCCGAGCTGCTGACCCAGCTGCTGCGCCTGCTGGACGAGCGCGGCCTGTGGCAGTTGGCCGTCGAAGCCTCGGAGCGCTCCTACGTGGAGCTGAACGCCATCACGCCATGGCGCACCGCGCCGGCAACCACCACCCCGCAGGAGGCCGCCCATGTCTGAAGCCCTTGAATTCCCCGAGATTGCCACCCCGCGCACCGAAGTGGCCACGGCCGCCGCGGCTGCGCTGGACCTGGAGCGCCTGGACCTGACGCAGCTGGCCCTGGCCCGCTTTGGCAACTGGCGCGGCGACGTGGCCACCGTCACGGCGAACCTGGGCAGCCTGGCCCTGGACCTGAGCACCGCCGCGAAGTGCAAGGAAGCGCGCAGCCTGCGTCAGCGCCTGATCGGCACGCCCGTGGCCGACGCTCGCAAGGTGGCTGCCGGCATCAAGTCAAAGATGGCCGCGACCAGCAAGGCCGTGGGCCTGGAGCTGGACATCATCGAGCTGGCCTACGAGGAAGCCGATGGCCTGATCCTGCCGAAGATCGAAGCCCGCGAGCAGGAACTGGAAGCCGAGCGCCAGGAGAAGGCGCGCATCGAGGCCGAGCGCGTGCGAGTGCTGAAGGAGCGCATGGCCACCATCGGCGCCTACTTGATCGCCTGCCAGGCGCCGGGCATGACGTCCGCGCGCATTGAGAAGGGCATCGAACTGCTGAAGCAGCAGACGTTCGGCCCGGAGTGGGAAGAGTTCCAAGTCCCGGCCGCCAATGCCCAGTGCGAAACCCTGGAGGCTATGCGCCAGCTGCACGCCCAGGTGCTGGGCCGCGAGCAAGAGGCCGCGCGCCAAGAGGCCATCCGGCTGGAGAACGAGCGCCAGGCCGAACTGAACCGCATCGAGGCCAAGCGCATCGCGGACGAGGCGGCCGAGATTCGCCGGCAGGCCGCGGAACTGGCCGCGCAGCGTGCCGAGTCCGAACGGCTGGCGCGGCTGGCCGAAGAGCGCCGCCAGCAGATGGCGAAGGTTACTGAAGATCCGGCACCGCAACAGGTTTTGAAGGCAGAGCCGGCAACGGCCGACGCTACCGACCGCGGAACGCCGGACAACGTGAGCCCGCGCGGCGGCGCAATGGGTGCAGGGCAAGCCGCCGCCGCGGCCCCCACTGGCGGGCGCACGCCCGTGACCGCCGCCGGCTTCGCATCCCTGGAGCGCTTCACCGACCCGGACCCGGACGCCGCGACCAAGCTGCCGCGCGTGGACCTGCAGGAAGAGCCCCGCCACGTCATCACCATTGAACTGGACGACACGCCGCCCGCGCCGCTTCCGCCGCAGCCGGAGGCGGCCACCATCAAGCTGGGCGACCTGTGCACCTGGGCCGGCTTCACCCTCACTCGGACATTTATCGAAAGCCTTGGCATCAAGCCCACGCTGGACGGCGCCCGCGTGTTGTTCACGGCCACGCAGAAGCGCGAACTGCGCGCCGCGCTGCTGCGCCATGTGGAAGGGCTGCAGGCATGAAGACCAAGCGCTACCGCCGCGTCGGCATGGCCGGCTACGTGCGCCTGCTGGCCATGCTGCGCAAGCGGCCCAGCACCATCCCCGACATGGTGGGCTTTGTGGGCGTGGCGCGCGTGGCCTGCTACCGCATCGTCACCACGATGCACCACCTGAAGCTGGTGCACGTCAGCTCGTGGTCTGCCGAATACGACCGGCGCACGCTGCCGATCTACGCCTACGGCCCCGGCGAGGACGCTGCGCCGCCCCTGTTCCGGGCCAACGGCAAGCCGGTGCAGAACGCGAAGTTGCCGACTTTGCGCGACTTCTCTTCTGAAGTGGTGGGCCTGCACCTGCTGATCCAGGCCATGTCATCCATGCCGGCCAGCCGCGCCGACATGGAGCGCATCACCGGCCTTCACTACCGAACGGTTCGCATGGCGTTGCAGGCGATGGTCCGGCACGGCCTGGTGCATGTCGACCACTGGGAGCCGCGCGAAGTGGCCGGTGGCCCGCCGACCGCGAAGTTCATTTTTGGCCCCGGCAGGAGCGCGCCGCGCCCGAAGCCGCTGCCCAGGCAAGAGATCAACCGCCGCCACAACGACAAGCGCCGCGAGCGCCTGAAGTTCGCCCCGCTGGTGCAGGCCTTCCGCGCACCGGCTTCCAACGAGGCCCTTCAACAGGCCGCCTGACCTTCACCCACCACAAAGGACCCTCATGCCAAGACCAATCACGGACACGCTGCGCATCCTGCAAGGCGGCGCCTTCCTGGACGAGTGCAGCGACAAGCTGGCCGATGTCGTCAAGTCCGTCGCCGAGACCGGCAAGGCCGGCAAGCTGACCATCACCATCGACTTGAAGAAGTCCGGCGGCGCCCTGGCCATTACGGCCAAGTGCACGAACAAGGCGCCCGAGACCGCCCCCGACGCTGATCTGCTGTGGCCGACCGTCGAAGGCAACTTGTCGATCGACAACCCGAACCAGCGAAAGCTGGACCTGCGGCCCGTCGAAGAGTCCAGCCGCGCCGTGCGCAACGTCGACCCCGAGACCGGCGAGATCCCCGCTCGCGCGATCGTCGGCTAACCCACCCACCACCAAGAGAACCACCACATGGAAGACCAAGTCGAAAACGTCGCCGCCACGCTGGCGAAAGAACTGCCCAAACCGCAAGTCCTCTTTGCGGCGCCTGAAGCCGACGGCGGCACGGTGCCGGGCTTGATCCACCTGGCCCTGCCCAAGGGCTGGACCACGGCGCAGCTGGACAACGAGAAGATGCTGCCGAGCCCGCGGCGCGTCACGGCCGCGGCCGCCATGACCGACGCCGCCAGCTTCATCGCCTACGTGCTGCGCAACCGCAACGCCGGCAGCATGGTCTGGTGCGACTTCAACCCGACCAGCTACGCGCTGCAGTTCACGGCCGTCTTTGACGAGCACCACGCGAAGCCCGGATGGCGCTCGCACAAGGCCACCTTCAAGCCTGCGGTGTCTGCCGAGTGGGGCACCTGGATCCGCAGCGACAAGCAGAGCAAGAGCCAGGTGGCCTTCGCGGAATTCCTGGAGCAGAACGAGCAGGACATCAGCGCGCTGGACGGCTTCCCGACCAGCCTGGACATGATGAAGATGGCCACGGAGTTCGAAGCGCGGCAGGACCAGCGCCTGAAGTCCACGGTGCGCCTGCAGTCCGGCGGCATCCGCCTGGAGTACGTGGCCGACGCTGATTCGGGCACGACCGAAGCCATGAAGATCTTCGACAAGTTCGTCATCGGCATCCCGGTCTTCTGGACCCAGCCGAAGGCCGGCGAGCCGGTGGCCGCGTATCACGTCAAGGCCCGCCTGCGCTACCGCCAGGCCAGCGGCGCGGTGAACTTCTACTACGAACTGATCCGGCCGGACCTGGTGCACCAGCGCGCGGCCCTGGAACTGATCGAGCAGATCCGCGCCGGCATCGGCGAAACCCCGCTGCTGATGGGCGGCATCAACTGATCAAGGCGGCGGCCAAGTGCCGCTGCCGGAAAGGACAAGCACATGGGTGCAATTGAGAACTTGAAGCCTGAAGTGCGCGCGGCCCTGCTGTTCGCGCTCTGGCACCACCAGGGCGCCAGCAGCCCGGTCGGCCAGCCGATCCGCGCGATGCTGGGCATCGGCGAGCACGACCACCTGGACCAGGAGCAACTGGCCGCGGCGAAGACGCTGCTGCCGCTGACCCTGGTGCGCATGGCCGTGGCCGGCTTCTATGCGGCCCTGGACCGCCGCGAGAACGGTAACGCGGCCATGCACAAGGCATTCCGCGAGATCGAACAGGCCCTGGGCATGCACTGGGTGCCGAACGTGTCGGCGAAGAAGCTGGGAGCCGCGGCATGAACCCCACCGATGCCGTCAACGTGCTGAAGTTTTTGGAGCGCCAGGTCGCCCAGGAGTTCGGCAGCCCGGAGTCGAAGGCTTCGCTGCAGCGCGTGGCCGACCACCTGAAGCTGCAGGTGCAGCGGCTGACTTCCACGGCCTACAACGAGCCAGCCTTTCCGATCCGCGGCGGCCTGAATGAGCACCAATTTGCCGGCGCCAGCGTGCGCGACCTGTTCGCCATGGTCGCCATGCACGCCCACCTGATCACCGACACCGTGCCGGGCCCGGCCTCCGATGCCCTGCTGCAAGCCGCCGAGCGCGCGGGCCAGGACCCGGTGGGGCGCATCGCGTTCAACGCTTACGAGGTAGCGGACTGGATGTTGAAGGAGCGCACCAAGTGAGCCGAGACCCCCTGCACAACGCCGTGCACATCGCTAGCACGCCGCCCCTTCAGCGCCAGCAAGACGCTATGGCCGTGGTCCGCACTGAGGCCAGCGCTTTGCTGGACTACTGCGCCCGCATGGGCGTGGTGTTGACCATCGAACAGGTGCCGCTTCAGCCGCTGGCGATGGGGCACTACGTCAGCCGCGTGAGCGTGCGGCAAGCCAGGAGCACTAGCGAATGAGCATCGCTGACTGCATCATCGCGCGCATCACGCGCCGGCCGCCTGATTTCGTCATCGGCGGCCAGGAGCGGCCCTACTTGCGCCGCTGGTTCGTCATCCCGCGCAACCGCTTCTTCAACGTCTACCTGCACCAGTTCCTACGCAGCGACGACGACCGCGCGCTGCACGATCACCCGTGGCTGTTCAACGCCAGCTGGCTGCTGCGCGGCGCCTACCGTGAGCACACGATCAAGGCGGGAGGCTTGTCGGTGCGCACCTTGCGCCAGGCCGGCGCCTTCAAGTTCCGATGGGGCGCTGCGCCGCATCGCGTGGAACTGCTGACGGTCGCTGACTACGTGACGACGCAGCCGGAGAACCTGACGCCGCTGCGGTGCTGGACCATCTTCATCACCGGCCCGCGCGTGCGGCAGTGGGGCTTCTACTGCATGGAGCGCGGCTGGATTCACTGGGAGCGCTTCACGGCTCCGAACGACAAGGGGGCCGTTGGCCCAGGGTGCGAAGCATGACCACACCCACCCCCGCGAAGCCCAAGCAAGAGCCGCCACCGATGTGCGAGCCGCAAGGTTTCTTCCAGATGCTGCTGGACCTTGCGGAGACCGAGCACATCAGCCCGAGCGGCATCACAGGCGAAGCGATGAGCGCGATCAGGCACGCACTCGCAGCCTCCCCGCAGCCCGCGCAGGAACCGATTGCCTACGTTCACCGCGACGTGCTCAAGTCACTCAAAGACGGCTTCGACGGCGCGGCGTATCTCCACGTAGCTGGCACTAAGGAACTGTTTGACGCACCGCTCTACGCAGCCCCCACGCAGGCCGCGCAGGAGCCCGCAAACGATGCGGAGGCGTGGCTGCAAACGCGGTTCGGCGTCGTTCGCGGGCACCCTGAATGGCGGGCGCTGATGGAAGCGTTCAACGCAGGCCGCGCCGCCCCCACGCAGGCCGCACCAGCCCCGAACGAGTGGTATGAAGCCGTGGACCAGGAACTGATCGTCTGTGAGTCAACCGCCGACAGCTACGCCACGCCACGCGAAGCCGTGCGTGCGCTGATCGACTGGCACTGCATGGTGCAGATTGATCCGGCAGTGTCCAGCGCGGCGCAAGAACTGATCGACCGTGGACGCAAAGAGGCCGCCCCCGCCGTGGCGGAACTGGTGGAGGCGCTGAAATCAGCACGGGAACTATTGGCGTGCATGCCAGAGCCGGATGGCTACTACACGAAGGTTTTCTCGTGCATGCGAGAGATCGACGCCGCCCTCTCCCGCTATCAGGAGGCCAAGTGAAGGCCGCCGCACCCGCAACCCCAGCCGAGGCCGAAGAACTGGCCAAGAAGGCCGTGGGCGACTACCTGACCGCCTGCCGCATGACCGACCGCGAGCAGATCGGCAACTACCTGCTGAAGCTGGCCAGCGTAGCCGGCGTGGTGATGGCCAATGCCGAGGGCTCCAGCATGGCAGCTGCCCGGTTTATGGCCACCGCGCAGTTCATTGCGAACAACATGCCCGACAAACCTGCAACCCTGGTGCCCCTGCAGTGAACCCGCGCGCCATCCTGCACGACGACGACATCGTGGTCTTCACGGCCGCGACAGCGCACGCCGTGCACGCGGGCGTGCTGCAGGTCTACGAGCGAGCGAAGACCAAGGTTGCAGCCAATGGCCCGGAGTGGACCGACGACGACGGCGTGGTGCACGAACGCCAGTACCGGCTGACATTCGCCGAAGTGCGCGAGGACCGATCGGCGCGCCAGAACCGCTTCTACTGGGGCCCGGTGCTGACCCAGATCGCGGCCCAAGCCCCGGGCAACTGGACGCCGGACGCCTGGCACGAAGCCTTCAAGCGCACGATCCTGGGCTTCGAAGTGGTCAAGGTAAAGGTGGCCGGCCGCAAGCGCGCCACGATCTACCGCCGGCTGCGCAGCACCACCGACCTGACGGTCAAGCAAATGAGCGAGTACCTGGACCAGGTGCTGGCCACGGCCGCGACCGACCTGGGCGTGGTGTTCGACCTGGATCCGGCCGAGCGAGAAGCCGTGCGCTACCGCAAGCCCGCGCGCAAGCCGAGGACGGAGACCGCGCCAGCATGATCGAACGCTGCGAGTCCTGCCGCCGCCGGCTGATCAGCGCCGAGAGCCGCGAAGTCGGCTTCGGCCCGGTCTGCCTGGAGCGCCTGCGCGGCAACGGCCTGGTGGTGCACGGCAAGCGCCGGCCCAGCCTGCTGCAGCTGGCGTCCACCGGGCGCAAGCGACGCCGCAAGCCGGATCCTGGCCAGATGCCCCTGGAGGGCATGGAACCGTGAAGCGCATCAACAGCGCAGAGCGCCGCCTTCTGCGCGAGAACCTATGCAACCGCTACAGCTGCAGGTGCGCCTACTGCAACATGCCGACAGGGCTGCGCGCCGGCACGGTGGACCACTACCTGCCCGAGGCCCTGGGCGGCACGAACGAGGGGCCGAACCTGCGCTGGTGTTGCTGGGACTGCAACCAGGCGAAGAAGGACCTGCACCCGATCGAGTGGGAGCGCGTGCGCCCTACCCTTCGGCCCTGGGCAGAGACCGCGGCCGATGTCCGGGTCCGGCTGCTGCAGCGCATCGCCAGGATGGCCCGCGGGGTGCCGGCATGAAGCGGAGCGGCTTTCAGTCGAAGCTGCCGCCGCGGCGCGAGGCCACGCAAAGCACGTACACCGCCCGGCCGCGCGCCGCAGCTGTGGCCGTGCACGACGGCAAAGCGCGCATGGTGGTCCCGGTCCCGAAGCGCGAGTACGTGCGCGATGAGCGCCTGCGCGATATGTGCCGGGCCATGGCCTGCCAGCACTGCTACGGCGCGACTTGCGGCAACGTGGGCGTGACCTGGGCCCACAGCAACCAGGGCCGCCACGGCAAGGGCAAGAACATCAAGGCATCGGATCAGTTCGTCGCAGCCATGGGCACGGCCTGCCACGCCGAACTGGACCAGGGCAAGACACACACCCAGGCGCAGAAGGTCGCGATCTGGGAACGGGCCCACGCGCGCACCGTCGCGCTGGCGCTGCAGCTGGGCACTTGGCCAGCCGGCGTGCCGGTGCCGGGGACTGCAACGGAGAGCGCCACTTGAGCCGCCGCCACGCCAAGAAGCGCGCCCAGGCCGCCGGCTATGAGCCGGACACGCCGCGCTGCGCCACCTGCAAGCACTTCAGGAGCGCGGGCCTGCACCTGAGCGACAGCACCCCGCACTTTCACCACGCGCGCTGCATGCGCCACGACTTCAAGCCGGACGACCACGGGTGCTGCAACACCTGGGAAGGCAAGGACGGCAGCACCTTGGAGAGCAAGACTTGAACAAGACGACGATCAACCTGACGCACAAAGGCTGGTTTGGCATGTGCCCGGTCTACTTCTCGGACCCGTTCGGCGAAGCGCCGATGGTGGAGCCGCGGCACTGGCTGCTGACGCCGCTGATGATGGCGAGCGAAGTGGCCTTCAGCGTGATGTTCGCGCTCGCGCGCATGGCGCGGTCGGACTACGAAGCCGCCTGGCCGCTGAAGATCACCGGCAAGCTGGCCACGCCAATCGCGCTGCAGGTGACGGCGGAATGAGCCACAGCCGCGTGACCCCCGAAGGCATCGCCATGGGAAAGAGCGCTGCGCGCCTTGCCGAGCTGGGCCGCGCCCGGCTGGTGGAGATGGGCCTGGATGGCGTGAAAGGGCCCGGCCTGCGCGACGAGATGTGCAAGACCTGCGCATGCAGGCCCGGCACGGTGCCCAACGGGTGTTTGCAGACGCAGATGGACTTTCTCAAGGCAGCGGCGGAAGGCAAGCCGTTTCAGTGCCACGCGCCGCTGAACGGGCAACTGTGCGCCGGGTGGGTGCGCGCCCGCGCTGAACTGGTAGCGAACCCGCCGCCGCAAGACATCAAGGCGCTTGTGGCGAAGTGGAAATACTCGCCGCCGGATGAGGCGGAAGCGGTGGAGGACTGACCATGCCCGTGAAGCCTGAAAACGCCGCGCGCTACCCGAGGGACTGGCCAGCCATCAGCCGCACAGCGAAAGAGCGCGCCGGCTGGCGCTGCGTGCACACCGACGAGCACGGAAACCGCTGCGCCGCTTACCAGTACGCCGTGGGCTTCTGGCGCATGGGCGTCTTCCTGCCCAGCGCCCAGGCCGGGAAGACGTTCACGGAGTCGCGCCAGCACGCGGCCGAGCTCTACCAGGCCCTGGGCGAAGAGGGTGACAAGCCCGTCGTGATCGTGCTGACCACGGCCCACCTGGACCACCGGCCGGAGAACTGCGAGTCGGCGAACCTGGCGCCCATGTGCCAGCGCCATCACCTGGCCTACGACCACCACCACCACCGGATCAACGCACAAGCCACCAGGCGCGCGAAGGCCGGCACGCTGGAGCTCTTCGAATGAGCGAAGTCGCCGACAAACCCAGGCGCACGAAACGCGACGCCGCGCGCATCCCGCCGCTCTTCTGCCCACGCGATCAAGCCCCCGACGTGGTGGGCCTGGCGCTGACCATCATCGACGGCCTGGAAGCGCGCGGCGACTTTCCGAAGCGCCGCCAGTTGAGCGACCGCCGCGTGGGCTATCTCATGCGCGAACTGGAAGAGTGGGCAGAGAGCCGGCCGCCGAGCGACCTGCTGCCGGTGCCGCAGAAAGCCGCCGCATGAACTGGACCCCAGCACCCGAGGCGCCATCGCTGGCCATGGTGACGGCAGGCATGCAGGCGATGTACGCCGCAAGCCATGGCGACATTGACGCCACGGCGCGCGAAGTGTCCGCCACCTACCGCGCGATGTTGGCGAAGTCGCCGACCCGCGCGCAGCTTGTGGGCTACGTTTGGACTGAGCCGACAGGGACCGTCTGTTTCGCGCGCCCGCATGAGGCGAAGTCACCGCGCGCAGAGCCCGTGTATGCCCTGCTTTTGCCACAAATGTAACGCCTAAAAATACTTCGCTTCCTCTCTTGCGTTTCCGGTAACGTTGGATCAGAATACATCCATCGAATCAAGAAACAGGAGCCAGGAAATGCACGACTACCAAGCCCAGCAAGCCGCCCGCGCCGCAGTCGCCGCCGCTCTGCAAGCCGCGAACCCGCACCTGGTTGCGGTGGGTGACAAGTGGGGCAAGAACGACAGCCTGAACGCCGCCGCGAAGAACATCCGCATTGAACTGAAGGCCGCTTTCCCGGGCGTCAAGTTCAGCGTGAAGTCCAGCCGCTTCAGCATGGGCGATTCGATCAGCGTGAACTGGATTGACGGCCCGACCGGCGACCAAGTGAGCGCGATCATCGGCCGCTACGCCGCGGGCTCTTTCAACGGCATGGAAGACATCTACGAATACAGCCGCGACGCCTGGAAGGATGCTTTCGGTGATGCCAAGTACGTGCACGCCAGCCGGGAACTGAGCGACAAGGCGATTGCATCGGCCATCCGCACGGCGACGGCCCGGGGCCGGATCGCTGCAGGCGCCACGGTCGCCGCGTACCGCGCCGGCTCGCTGGGCTACGGCTACCAAAGCGACGCCGAGGTCATCAGCCACATCGCCTACCGGCGCACGTGGTGCCTGACGAAGGCTGCGAAAGTTCAAGCTGAAGAGGTGGCGGCGTGATCAACACCTACGAATTCAGCACGGAAGCCCAGAGCCGGGCTTTCTGGCACCACCTGCTGGGCCAGATGGGCTTTGATCGCATGTGCGCTCAGTGCTCCGTTGCGCTGGTGCGCGGGGTCTACGTCATCACAGTGAGGCACGAAGCATGACAACCGCCGAACTTGTCCCCAGCGTCAGCATTGCCCACATGGTCAACGCCCGCGCTGGCGTGGCCCAGCGGCTGCGGCAGGCCTTCGCTCTGATCCAAGAGGCTGCCGACATCGCCACGGCTGGGCACGTTGGCATGCCTCGCGTGGAACTGAATACCGGCTACGGCCGCCACTCCAGCGGCTTCAACATCGCAGGCGCGCGGATCAAGACCGACAGCCGCGGCCAGCCGTGGACCCTTGATCGCTGCCCGGCCGCTGAACTGGAAAAGCAGATGCAAGTCGGCATCGATTCCTGCGCGTGGCAGTTCCTGATGCACGAGAGCGGCTTGCGCAGCCTCATGGACGCCAAAGCCCGCGAGACATGGGACAAAGCCATCGCACAGGGCGACATCCCGGAACTGACCGACGCGAACATCAGAAGCACTTTCAAGATGCTGCACGACAGCCGCGGCGAGATGTTTGAGCGTGGCGTCATCGCGTGCTTCAAGGCGCTGGGCTGGTGCTACAAAACCAACCTGCCACAGAAGTTCGGCAAGCGCATCGTGGTCACGCACCTGACCAGCGGCTACAGCAACCAGACCACCGACCGGCTGGAAGACTTGAACCGCGTGCTGCACGTGCTTGACGGCAAGCCTGAGCCGGACCACCGCAGCGGCATCGCAGCGCAGTTGAGCGCTGGCGGGTTCAGCAGCTGGTCACGGCGGGTCTATGGCGTGTGCGAGACCACCTACATGGACATCCGCACCTTCAAGAACGGCAACGGGCACGCGACGTTCACGCGGCCGGACTTGGTGGAGCGCATGAACCTGATCATTGCGAAGCACTACCCTGGCGCGCTGCCTGCGCCGAAGTGAGGACAACATGAGCGCGAACAAACACACTCCCGGGCCGTGGATTCTCGCAACAAGCAATTCATGGCGTCGATTCGTGGCGCCGGGTATGGCTTCAGTGTGCGAGCCAATCACGCAGAATGACGGACACCCTGATCTGCATTTCCGTAACGGTGGAGCGGATGGACCCGACGCCCGCCTGATCGCCGCCGCGCCTGAATTGCTGGCCAAACTGAACGACCTGCTGGAAGCCGTCGAGACAATGCAAGGCACCTACGGCTGCGTGCGCGGTGACACGCCAGAAGACAGCGACACCTTCACGCATGACGAGTGGGCCGAGAAGTTCTTGCAGGAGCGCGCTTCTGAAGCCCGCGCAGCCATCGCAAAAGCCACGGTGCAATCATGAGCGAATTCATCGAAGAAGCCGCGCACGCCGCAGACTGCACCGTCCGCGCGCTGCGCCTGGCGCTGAGCAAGTCGGGACCGGTGGAAGCGCTGTTGATCCTGCCCATGATCGAAGCCGCGGCCAAGATCGTGCAGCAGGCCGACGCGCTGAAAGCCGCGATGCAGCAGGCGCCGCAGCCGGTGGGCTTTCTGTACCGCGACGACCGCGAAGCGCTGGCGCGCGACGGCCGCGCATTCATCTACGCGGAGCGGCAGACCTTTACAGTCGACCCTGACCCGGGATGCGTCCCGGTGCTGGCCGGAGCCGCAAGTGAGTGAACCCACCGACAAGCCGAAGACCGTGAACGACCGCGTGAAAGCCCTGCGCCAGCGCCGCGCCGACCTGGGCCTGACGCGGCTGGAACTCTACGTGCACCCGGACGACCATGAGGCGGTGAAGCTGTACGCCGCAAAGGCGCAGCGCAAGCGTGAGAAAGGCAAGCCGTGAGCCTCGCCTATGACGCCATGTTGTTCGCCCGCGAGGTCCACAAGACCCAGGTGCGAAAGTACAGCGGCAACCCTTACGCCGATCACTTGGCCGAAGTCGCGGGCATCGTCGCCACGGTGGACACCAGCGCAGAAACCATCGCCACCGCCTGGCTGCACGACAGCCGCGAGGACCAGGGCATCAGCGGAGAAGAGATTGAAGCCCGCTTCGGCATGCGCGTCGCCGTCGGTGTGGCCCTGCTGTCGGACCTGGAGCGAGGCAACCGCGCCACGCGCAAGGCCTTGAGCCGCGAGCGCCTGGCCAGCGCGCCCGGGTGGGTGCAGTCGATCAAGTGCGCGGACCTGATCAGCAACACCAGCAGCATCGTCCAGCATGACCCGCAGTTTGCGAAGGTCTACCTGGAAGAGAAGAGCTTGCTGTTGGAAGTGCTCACGAAGGCTGACCCGCGGCTGCTGGCGCTGGCTAAGGCACAGGCTGCGCCAGCGCTTCCAGTTTCGCCGCCAGCTGCTTGAGCCACACCCGGCGCTCCGCTTCGTAGCCGAACCGGTTGTACGTGCCAACGATGCCCGGCTGCAGGTGCCCCAGGATCGCTTCGGCCACTTCGGCCGGGCAGCCCAGGCTGGCCAGCAGGGTTCGGCCGGTGCGACGGAGATCATGTGGAGCCCAATCTCCGATCGGCAGCCGCGGGCGGATCCAGTCCTCGCGCGCGGTGCAGTCCGGCCGGTGCATGTAGGTGGCCCAGCCCAGCACCCGCTGTTCAATGTGGCCCAGCTTGCCGCGTGACTTGAACAGGTAGCCCGTAGGCCTGGCCTGCTTTCTTCGCTGCACGATGGTCAGCGCCCGACCCACCAGCGGCACCCGCAGGTCGATGGTCAGTGGGTTGCGCCGCATCTTCAGCTTCTCGCGCGGGATGGTCCACCACCAGCCATCGGCCTCTTCGGTGATCTCTTCGGCCTCCATGGACACCACTTCAGCGCCGCGGCAGCAGGTCCACAGCACCAGTTGCAGCGCGTCCTGCACTTCCCGGCTGAAGTTGGGCAGCCACGGCAGCAGCACCTGCAGTTCGGCCTCGGAGAGCGCGCGCTTCTCCACGCCCTGGTGCTCGCCCTTCACGATCTTGCCCTTGCTGGGCAGCTTGCCGCGCATCACCAGGCGCCACCAGTTGGGCACGTCAGGAGCCAGGCGGCCGGCGTCCAGCGCGCGGTCCCAGGCAGCGCCCAGCACGCGGCGCAGCGCGCCGGCAACCACCGGCCGGTCGCGCATGCCGTCCAGCAGGTCGAAGGCATCCGCGCGCGTGATGCTGGCCGCGGGCCGGTCTTCGATCGCGTCGAGCTCACGCGCCAGCAGGCGCTTCGCTTCGCCGTAAGTCTTCGGGGTGACGGTGCCCGCGTAGGACGACAGGAAGTCGTCGCAGGCCTTGCGCACGGTGAAGGCGCCCTCCCGGGCTTCCACGGCCGCCTGGCGGCGGCGCTCGCGCTTCTCGCGCGCCGGGTCGGTGCCGGCGTCGCGTTGGTCCCGCACCTTCTGCCAGGCGGCAAGGGCGGCGGGCAGGCCCATGGCGGGCCAGTGGCCCAGGCGGATCTGGCGCACGCGCTGATCGACTGGGCTGCGGTAGCGGTAGATCCAGGTGCGCCGGGTCTCCGCGGCCACCAAGCGCAGGCCCGGGGCGTCGTCTACGATCAGGTGCTGCCCGGGCTGAAGGGCCTTTGCCGCGCGCGCATCGAACATGGGAAAACCTGCACCGACTCCAGAAACGACACAAAACCTGAACCGCGAGCCGGAGCATAGCCGGGTGCAGCGGGGTCTAGCCGGGTCTGTTTCTGTAGAGGTTTCGCATCGTTTCTGGAGAGGTT